AATGCGTCTTTAGTATCTATAACTGAACCATTGTAGTTTATCTGCCATCGCTCAACATCTAGTGTACCTTTAACTGTAGTCCATGAAAATTCTATACCTGCAGTATTATTTATAGAACTGCTAATAATAGTGGCACTTGGTTTAGTAATACTCACCGGTACAGATGTACCATAGGTATTACCAGCTGTATCATACGCTGTTATTACAGCATTTAATGTACCAGCCCAAGCAATATCAATAGTGGCTTCAGCTTTACTGACTGTAGTAGTATTACCATTTATAGTTACAGTATATCTATCAATAGGATAACTACCGATAACCGTAAGCCATTTTATAGTTGCTTTAGAGCCAAAATAAGTTACAGTTGCATTACCTAAACTGCCCACAGTTGGTAGAAGGTCTACATGTAACCCTGCATTTTTATTACCAGAAGTATCATACACAACCACATAAAAATTCTGTAATGTACCAGCGGTATAACTAGGTATTGTAATACTAAAACTTTCTCCTGTGCTATTGCCTATGTATCCAGAGGTATGATATATATTATAATGTGAAAAATCCTCTGGTTTATCTATGTAATTCCATGTAAGATTAAGCATACCATTAGTTATATCACCAATTAAATTGGAAACTTGTGGTATAGGCTCTAAAGGCACTGTAATAGCCATAGCATCACTAATATTACCAAATATATCTTCGGCATATACCTCGAATGTAGCAGAATTCATAGCTTGGATTCGTTTAGTAGTAAATGTATTTACTTGAACACTACCTAATAAATCATCATCATTGTAAATAAGAAAATGTTTAAAGTCTAATGGTTTATATGGGTACTCCCAAGTAAGGGTAAATATATTAGAACCCTCAGTACCTTGTAGGTTACTTACTGGATCTGGTGGAGTACTTTTACCTTGCACTTGGTATTCTAGAATAGCATTATCTACTTTGAAAACGTAAGTTTCTTTATCGGTTAAACCAGTAATCTCAAATGCTGTATTCCTAGCTGTACCAGCAAAAGTAAAGGTACTATCCGACAGTCGCCTATAATACACTTTATACGATAAAGATGCACCATACCAGCTTAATGATACTACAGTATCAAGTACACCAGCCACATTATACTTTATATAGTCATAAGCTACTATATCTCTAGTTTCTAGGTTATTAACATAATTTGGTACTGGTAATTCCAAGGTATCTTCATATATATTTTCATTATACTCGATAGCACTAATTTTTCTTTTAAAATCCTCGGCCATTGTTATAGACACAATACGCATCATTTTAGCATGTCTTGTAACCTGTCCAAAAGCATAAACAGATAACTCTGCAGGACCGTCAATGATATTAATAGTTTCTAACACTGTTACTAAGTTACCATTTGTACCAGTTACTTTGTAATAAAGTTGGTTATCAGTATTTGCATCAGATACCTGTATATAGTAATCTACACCAGATACCATACTAGTATCTTCTCTATCTATTTCAATGGTATGTAAGTCTACAATTCGCACTATGCGCCCTGAAATACCCCATTCAGGAACGTCATGAGATACATTTACAATATCACTAACCTTACAATGTATCGCATCGATACTAGCCTCCCAAGAAGCTGTAATTGTAAGATACCTATTTTGGTTTAGATGATACTTGGCTTGACGTAAAGCCTGTAGTTTATTGGTACACCCTAATAAGTTAATACTTGTTTTATTTACTTGGGTAACTAAATCATAATTACCCTGTGCTACTTCTATAACTGTCCTATCATAATTATTATCAGCATCGTAGTAAGTAACTTCAATAATATTTGCTCTATCTTTAAGTGGCAAGAAGCTTTCAGAAAATGAATCCTGTATTATATTACCCATAGAGAATAGAAAACCTTGCACAGGATATTCTTTAGGCCTATCAACCTTAGCAGTAAAACTAGAGCCGAATTGCACAATATTTCCACGACCCAACTGGCAAATTAATTGTAACGCTTGACTCAAAGCTAATGTTTGATCAAGTACAATATTACATGTAAAATTCTCAGAGGTACAGTAATCAGCCCAAGAAACAAATGATTGGTAATCAATCCTATCCATGGCAATTCCAGCACCATATCGAGAATTCGTTAATATATCGTAGGCTGCCCAAGCTGGGTTATTAAGATTGCCTGTTGTTCTACTTGCAATACAAGTTATTTTAGGTAGGCCTCCGCTTAATTGATCAGAGGCCTTAATTTTAAATGCTAATACTGCTGTATTTGGGTAAGTAAAGTCATCACTAACTGCTTCCTGTATAAATTCTAGTAAACAAGATGATCCATGCCTTGTGTCAGTAGCAGGTGCTTCAACAAAGTGCGCACGTATTTCATATTTATTTGTTGGTAGCCCGGATAACTGAAATGTTTTTCTTAGTGGTGAAGCCTCATTACCAGTAACTGTGTAATAGGTAGTACTATTAGAGTTTACTCGAACTACCCAAGCCATTTGTATTGATGGGTCAATATCAGATGATTGGTACAATTTACCATCTATAGGGTACACTGTACGAGTAATAGCATTTGATGGTACAGTAGTTACTGTATTCACAAACGTTGTTGCTGGGCTGCCAAAAGCTCTTTTATACACATCAAATGTACCTGTTCTATCAGCCTGCCAGTAGAATGTACCAGATATGTTGTTAACAGCAATTTTTTCAGGGCTTCTATCTACATAATAATACTCATAGTCATAAGCATACTGACTAGTAGCAAAGTTACTCCAAGTACTAGAACCAATGGTTCTATACTCTAGTGCTACTTTAACAGAGTAATTACCTAAACTACCATCATTATTAGCTACCCATAATCCCTGAGGAAATACTAAACCTACATTTAATGATGAGACATTATCACCAGATGTACTAGCTACCTGCCAACTTAGATCTGTATTGAGTTTCTTATTTACAGCAGTGTCCCGCCAAGTATCTGTAAATCCATTCATAACTGGTTGCACATTTATACCTAGTGCATACGAGTATTCAACATTTGTATATTGACTTAGGTCATTATCATTAATTTCTATAGAATATATACTATCAAGTTGCCCCTCACCTACCGCATAAAGCATATTGAGGTATTGGTCATTATCATTAATAGTTAGGTATTTACCGATAATCTGCGGTGTAACTCTATGTGTGCCATATATAATTGGTATAGCACCACCCTGTTGTATGGAGTTACCATTAGTATTCCAAGAGTATGTTTGTGAACTTTCCGCAAAGGAGTCTAAAGATGGCATACTAGGCACATCTGGCTTAAACATTGCATTTATCAGCATAGATCCTGCAATCATTATACCAGTTTGTACAGCAATAACCACAGCAGCTGATGTATACGCACCAGCGGTTACTAACGCACCAACCTGCATCATATTTGCACCGAGCAGTGCACTAGTTGCACCAGCACTAACTACAGCTAAAGCTATCATGGCAACCATAGCCATTATCTGTTTACCGCCACCACCGCCACCTCGTGGTACTAGTGATACACTAATAATGTCTGTAGACTGAATTATGAAATCACCATCTATAATCTCTTGATTTCTAGCTACGACAATATCGTAAATTTCGGTGTTATACTCATATAAATCAAGAATTTCTTTTAGAGTTGAACCTTCTTTAATTTCAGTCCGTGTTATATTAAAAGGGTCAAATGGATTATTATGTGTAACTAAGCTGGGTACCCTATTTCTAACCATAGGGGCAACAATAGGTTCAGCTAATCTGATTTTTTCCATCTATAAATACCTTTTACATACCTATTATAATCACTAATGTCACAAATGAACACACCTATTTTATCTAACGCTTGTAGTATCTTATCATTCCCAATGTATATAGCGAAATGCTGTACTACATTTGGATGATTTGGGTCATATGCCATTGCTATAACGTCACCCATCTTACATTCATCCACTAAATCCCAATGTCTAGCTATCTGATACATATAATCAATAAAAATACGTCTAGTATCCTTACAGCTACTATTGAATTCTGGGATACCTATACTATATTCTGTTTTATAGAATAGCCTTATAAGACCATAGCAATCACACCCACTAAATGAATTACCCCGATCAACAAAAGGTATACCAACATATTTATTAATCATAGGCGTATTCCGCTAGTACCTACACCAGGAAATCCACCAAATCTACCAGAATTACCATAAGATTTACATTGACTAAGTGACTTATCACAAGTTATATCAGTACCTGTATAACCACATTCAATACTCTTAAACTTCCAGTAGCAGTACTCTTGAACAAATCTACGCTTAGGGGTCATAATACTAAATGGGCTATCAGCATTAAGCACAAATGTTGCAGTCTCCGCATTGGTGCTAGGATGGGACAGTTCAAAGAATACTTCTTTAATAGGTTCTGGATTATCAAGTTCTTTACTATTTATAATAAAACAGGTACATTTTATTTGATTATTTTCTATACCGTATGTTTTAAGGTACTGGTCATACTGAGAGATATACCGCTCAATTACACGTTGTTTATTATCAAGTGTTATAGTCCATTGCGGTATTTCTCCAGAACCGTCCTCAGTAAGCTCAGATATGTTAAAAGGGAATGCAAGCCAACTGGTAGAATCCCATTGTACATCATCGCCATTATTTGTTATAGTAATTGGGTTATCTACACCAGGAATAACTATTTTTAGTAGTATGTAAAATATAGAATCAGTACCTAATGCATTTTTCTCTTGTATAGCTGTCAGCGATAACGCCATTAGTCATCCTTTTGATTATATAGTCTCTAATGTAATACTAGTATCATAAAGCATATACGCTCTATACTTTTTACTAATAGTTCCTTCTTTATAAGTAACTGTATAATCTATATTAGTTATTGGGTGTGTAAATATAAATGTAGAACCAACATTATTTAAGAAAAAGTCTTCTAGTATGTTGTATTCAATATCAGTTACATTTTCATAATTTAACTCAAAAGCCCTACGGCTTCTAGAAGAAGTACGCCTAACCTGTAAGTAATTAGACTCAAAACTAGTTTTAGTGATATTCACAGATGTCTGCTCTCCTGAACCTATACGTGGCATAGGAGCAGCTGTATTATTACTTGGTAATGGGTATAGTGCCATTGGCTATCTCCTAATCATATCTCGAACACCTTTTTTATTACGTTGAACCGCGTCAATCCATATATCTAGTACCATATTAGACATATCAGTTTTTGATTCAGATTTAGTAACTGCTAGTGTTTCCCCAGATTCATTCTTAATATTTACTTGTACAGACTGTACGCCACCAGAATTACCAGAAGCATTAACTCCCAGTCTTCCTTGAGAATCTCTTTGTAACGGTATAACGGCCTCAGCCCCAGCTTCTCCTGCGATAGTACCTTTAGCAACATAAGTAGGGGAGGTGACTATAGAGTTCACATAGCTACCGCCCTTAGCTAGATATTTAGTACCGTCAGAACCAAACACGCCACCTTTGGCAGCTAACATACCACCAGTAGCACCGGTACCATCTATAAACCCTGTCCCCGCCATGGTACTACCACCACCACCGGTAAATGCATCAGCTATGCCAGTAAATGCACCAGCAATACCACTAGAAGCAGCGCCCATAAGTTGTCTAATTTGTAGGATCATCTGGTTAACTACCAGCTCTTGTATTAAACCTTTCAATACTTGATCTGTAATCTCTCTCGTAAGCTTTTTAAACTGCTCTTTACTACTGTACTGCTCTTTTATAGCAGCTGTCTGTTTATTGTATTCTTGAGTTATTCTAGCAGCCTCTTCACTATCTTTAGCGCTTGCTATGTCTCTATTGTACTGTTTCTTTAAATCACTAAGGGCTCTACTTTGATCGATACTAGAGGTTAGTATCCCTGATAGACCATCGGATAATGCACTGAGACCATCTTCAGTTACCCTCATGAGCCCTTTTGCAATAGTATTATTACGCTCATAGGCTATATTAGACTCTATTAGGAGTTGATTGTAGGTCTCAGCTCCTGAAACATGGTCTTTAGCATACTGGGCTCTATCCCTAGCGTTATCAGTAGCCTTCTTTTCTTCTGCTGAACCTGCTTGTCCTAGCTTGAAGCTCTCTTCTTGAATCTTAAGAATTTCAGCCTGTAGGTCTCTTTCTATTTTCATCTGCTCTAGGCGAACTTGTTCAGCACCAGTAACAGCCTGTAGAGCTTCCATCTCTACTGAGGCTGTGTCTACGGAGTAGTTATAGGCGTCTTTCTGTATCTTAAATTGACGCTCTTGTTCGGTAGTGAGGGCCTTATTAAGCTTTAGTTGTAGCTCAGTCGTAGCAATTAAGTTACCTGCTAATACCTTACCCTCTTCGCCCATATCTAAGTATTGTTTTAGTAGCTGATCTCTACCAGTTTCAATCTCTAGCTGCTTTTGATTACTAGTAAGGCGTATACGTTCTTCATCAGATATCATACCAGCAAGCCCGATTTGAGCATTCAGGGATACTACCTGCTTTTCCATCTCACGAGTACTTTGTACGACTAAGGCATTTAACTCTACCTGTGCTTTTTCCCTTTCAGTAGCTACTTTTTTAATGTCTACTTGCTTATCTTCTTCATTTCTAAAGGCTCCAGTTTTGCCAACTGAGGCATTAGATACTAAGGCAAGTTCGGCTTTTAAAGTCTTATTAACATGATACCACTTCTTTGCAGCCTCATCGGTAATACCCTTAGCTATAAAGTGCTCTTGCTCCTTCAGGGCTAGACTAGCTCTAGCGGATTCAAGTGCATCCTTAGCTAAGTTACGTGCATCTCTTTCCTCATCTGTATCACTATTAGTGTCTCCACCCCCACCCCCACCAGGTCCAGGAGGTGTTGGTAATGGGGTAGTTGTAAAGTCTAACTTATGTGGGCCAGCCTTAGTCCGGGCTTTTAACTCATCATACTTGTTAAGGATAGTGTCTATACTACCATCCATTTTCTTTAGGTAGGCATCTATTTGGGTATCAGCAGCCGCCTCCCAGGATTTATCCCCAGATAGCTTTGCTAGTAGTTTAGACAGGTAACCACCAGCTACCATAATACCACTAAAGAAATCTTGAATACCGGCTTGGGCTGTTGTAATACCTAAGGACACGAACTCAAAGAATCCAAAACCCTCAATCATAGCATCCCCAGCTTTACTGGTATCACCAACTACACCCGTAAATAGTGCTTGAAGGCCAAACTGTATGTAGTTAAACATAGTACTAAAAGTATCGCTAACTACACCAAGCACGTTACCAATTACATCACCAAAGTCTATAGCTATTTTTATTAGAGAACCAAAGATATCAGCAGCTGTCAATAGTACTTTCATAAATATACTAGTACCGCTTGTGAGCTCTTCTAGATACTTTGAGAATGTACCATTAGTAACTTCCCCAAATGCAGAGGATGTTAAGGCTTTTCCCGCCTCATTAGCTATGTAACCTATAGCTACTTTAGCCCTTTCACCCATTACAGTATAGCTTAAAGCTACTTCATCAGCAGCTTTAGCTGATGCGCCTTGGGCCTTCTGTGCTGATAACATCAAAGCATCAAATAGTGGTTTACCATCCTTTGATGCTTTGGCAATAGCTAGCAGAGACTTTAGTGTTGCTTTATCTAATACTTGCCCAATCTGCTCTATGCCCGATGTATCAGCAGTCTTAAGTGTATTAAAGAACTGTGAGAGGGCCTCATTAGACTTTTCACCACCCTTTGCCATATCTATACTTAACTGCCTAACGTCTATTCCCATGCTTGAGAAGGCATGACGCACATCCTCAGACCCTGTTGAAAGCTGGTTAAAGAAACGACGTAATTCAGTACCAGATGTTGAAGAACCTTTACCTATCTGGCGCATACTAGCAGCTAACGCCCCTAAGGCTTCAACTGTGACACCTGCTTGTTGTCCTGCTGTAAGAATGTATGTTGACATTACTGCAAAATCAGCTACTGACGCCTTTGTATCATTCGCCATCTTAACTATAACGTCGCCAAGCTCTCCAATAGACTTTGTAGGGTATAGAGACTGCCAGGACACTAAAACACCAGTGACAGTATCCATAGACTCCCCAGAGATCAGAGATAACTGACTAACAGCCTGCAGACTACCAGCTAATTTATCTCCTTCAATACCAGCACGGCCTAAGGCTAGAGCAGCATTATTAAGCTCATCGGTAGTACCACCATAAGTGATACCTATACTATAAATGGACTCTTGCAATTTATTAGCTTGGGAATTAGAAAGCTCAAGAACACCCTTGAACATGTGCATAGCCTTATCAGCCTCTAGAAATGCAGTAGTCATTGCACCTAGACTAGCAGCTACTGCAGCAATACCAGTACCAGCAGCCATATATTGGAAGGTTGTTGCTACTTTATGTCCAAAGGTTGTTCCACCTTCTATAGCACCCATAAAGGTCTTGCTCCAGGCTCTATGAGCTTCATTAGCAGCTTTAGTATGGGCTCTAGCCATTTTGTCAGCTTCGCTAGATACTACACTAGCTGCTCTAGTAGCGTTAGCCTGAGTATTCTGCCATACTTTACCTGGATCAGCCTTTAAGGTGTTACCAGAAGCCAAGTCACTATAGTCTCCATACACTTTACGTCCAGCAGTATCCTTAAATCCTGCTATAGGCTGGTTAATACTAGTAGCTCTACCCGCATAATGGTCTTTATACAAGGCTTCTTGTTTCTTGAGTATTCTTAACTTTTCTTGTAGTAGTCTATTTTCAGCATCTATCTCGTCACGGCGTGCCTTAGCCGCTAGGTCACTACGCTTAGCGCTGGCTAATTGTGCCTGTTCTAGCATATTCTGGTTTACTTTTTGGTATAGGCGCTCTTTCTCTAGTGCTAACTTGCGCTCCTCAGCTAATATACCAGCATTGTAGGATTTTTGATTGGCAATTTCATCAGCTATGCGGTCTGCTTTTTGTGAAAAGCCTTTGAATCCTGAGGTGTTATTAATAGCAGTAGCTATATCTTTCTGTATACCCCTCTGGAACAACATCTCAGATTTCTTTAAGCGTTGTAGGTATATGCGTTGTTGTAGCTCTCTAATAGCTAACTCTTCTTTTACCTTCTTAGTAGTTTCTTGTGCCTCTGCCTGCTCATATCTAGTAGAGTTACGTACAATACTTTGATGCTGCTTTGCTAGTCTTTCGCGCTCTGCAAGTTCTTGCTTTGCTAGTCTTTCGCGCTCTGCAACCTCTTTCTTTGGATCACCACCAAAAAGACCTGCCAAAGGGTTACTAGCTAGCATCTTATACGCAGAACCTTGAGCCTGAATTAGTTCAAGTTGACTAGCTAGAAGCTTTAGTTTGCGCTCTTCTGCGGCTATAACGGTGTTGCGTGAATCCATCTCCTGCTTATGGTAATTAGAAGTGCTTCTGGCATGCTGTTCCATAAATCTAGTGATGCGCTCTTCTTGTCTACTTATGTTATCTTGTATCTTACTTGCTTCATTGCTGGCAATCTGCAACTGCTTTCGTAGTGCATCTTGGTCTAGCTTTGTACGCATGACAATTTCTATAACCTCTTGCGTATTAGCACCATTATAAGCCATAATAATTCCTTAGTTCAAATTACCTTTTGAGCTTAGCTCGTTCTTCTTCCATTTGCTTACGCTCATATTGACTAAGCTTATCTTTCATCTTCTGACTGGTAATAGCCCAAAATACTGGTTGGTTACCATAAGCACCTTCTTCAGGCAGCTGATTAGCCTCGGCTATCTTATGGGCCTCCATCACCTTACCAACTAATAGATTATCTTTAAGGGGTATTGGACATTCAGTATATACTTCATCACCTACTGTTAATCTATAACCATCTTCATGGTACTCAGCTTTATCTAAGTAAGGACAGTTCCTCTGGCGATCTAATCTACGCTCTTGGCATTTCTGACAAGACCAAGTCTCACCTTGAAACTTTGAGTCCATAAATAAATCTAGACTTAATTCAAGTTTATTATAGAACTCAAAGTCTGGATAGAATAATTCCATGAGCTTCTGTAATAGATCCTGCTGGATTTCTAATGGTAAATCTGAAGGTTTATCAAGACCATCAACATTTTCATAGGCAATTACGCAATGATCTAGTAATAGATGGTCTATGAATTCAGGTATAATACCATCGGCAGCATAAGACGTCGCAATAAGAGTATATAGTTTAAAACTAGGGGATTGTATGAGGAAACGAGCCGGACGCACCGAGTCTCGCTCTGATTGTGGGATATACCAAAAATTAGTATAAAAATTTGAGTATATCATAGAGGACCTTTTATTCTACTTCTTCAAAAAACACTTGGATCTTACTTGAGTCTCTGGAGATTGCTGTGACTACTGAAGATATCTCTTGGATATATTCAATGCCAATAGAAGCTACCGTGTCGTCAAGGGCAATACCATCGGCTGACTTTTTAAACTCTAGGCCTTTACCATCAAGATCATTAATATTCTCCCAGCCTACCATAGACGCCTTACATACATCAAAGGCATAACGACCCATAGAGAAACTAATAGATTCACCTTCGCGCTTAACTACTGCATCTTCTAAAGTAAGAAGCGTTTTAATATCTAAGGCTTTAATAGTAACTGAAAATGGATTCTCTGTACCCTTCTGGTCTACAGGAACATACTTTAACTCTTTTTTATTTTTATTTACAACGATAGCCATTACTGGACTCCTTTTATTTACCTTTTAGTTTGAGCCTAACTCAAGGAAGGCTCCTAAGAGCCCTCGAAGTGTTAAGTCAGTATCTTAAGCGAAAGCGATAGATAAAGCACGCTCTACTTCACCACAATCTGGTGACATAGCTTGGAAATTGATATTATCATACATAACACCGCTATCTTCACTACGACTAACTTCAGTGAATTTTACTGATGGCATATATACTACCTGAAGCATAGGTGCAGTTTTACCACCATCACGGACTTTAAGCATTAGTGAACCAGTAGTACCAGCTTTAAACGCTTCAAAAGATGTAGCACCAGTATACTCAACTTTAAATGAACCAGTAACACCTTTACCAGTAGCAAGTTTATTAGAAAGCCCATCAGTTGTAATTGAGTTAATATCAGCAATTTCGGTAGTAACATTAATAGATAGGTCTTGCGCAGCATAGTTAGTACCCATAACGCTTAAAATTGCATTCTTACCAACTACAGGTTTTGCAACAGTACACGGCAATACTGGGGTTGTACCAGTATTATCTACAGTGAATCCTGCACCAGCTACTGTAAACTGTGAAGTTGCAATATTTCCTACAGGATAGCTTAGAGCAACATCAGAAACAACTACACCAAGATAATCATAATCGATTGGTGTACCACTTTGAGGCTTCAAGTTTTCACGAATTGCAAGACTTGGTACAGTATCATTAGGCTTAGGTAATATATAGGTAGCAAGACCAACTACAGCATCACCAGTTGTAGGTGCTTCCAATAGTACAGGGGCTACAGTAAGTGTGCTACCAGCAATTGCAGTAATTGTAGTATAACTATCACCAGCACCTAGATTAATTTTAACAATTTGACCTACTGCATAACCAACAGCAGATGTAACAATAATAGTACTAGTAGTTCCACCAGTAGCAGTGGTAGCAGTGGTATTATTAATAAATTTACCAATACCATTTTTATATAATAGGTGCCCATTAACACCAGTAGTGGCGTTATCACCACTAACTTCAACAGTAATAGAACCACTAGATGTTTCTTGTCCTAGCAATGGTTCAAGTGCAACCATAGAGTTACGTACAACGTTACGCTCAAGATTTTCAATAGATGTACTTAGGTCAGACCCAGTGTAATCTACGTAATCACTATTAGCAAAAGTTGGTGTGGCTGCGCCATAAGAAACTTCTTCAACTACAGCAATGCTGCGGCCTTTATTCAAAAATGCCATTATATCTCCTAATTACATGATAGTCTATATTGTACTTCTAATACAAATGTTGCAACCCTCTTAGGGCTGAACTCCGCATTATCATACTCTACAGCTATAAGATCTCTATCTATGAGTTTACTCCAGATAGCAGAATCATTTAAGATGGCTCTTTGTACGCCATCAACTACGTCATATACCAGATTCTTATTGCCTGTACAATCCACATTCAGAGTAATAAGGAACATCCCATGGAAATCATACCCATCCATCTCTGGACTAGGGGCTGATAGCCTTGGGATTGCTTTAATAAGCTGTATGTAGGCTGCTGCACCTACAACCTCTTGAACAATAGGAGTCACTGGTAAACTTACATATACTGCGTCTAGCAACGTGGAGGCATTTAGTACAGCTTCTAGTTCATCTAGTATTTCTGCTGTGCGGCCATTAACCATCCATAAACCTCCTATTCTTTAATATATGAGCTATGCGTTCATCTAGATCACCAGTAATTCTCTCCATAAAGCCTGGATATTTCTTTGCATTTAAGCGCTTTGCATAGTCCTCACCACCACTATTAATAGTGAAGTCATCGCGAAAACCACGATTAATGCTGATAGTACTTGACTTGGCATTGTCGCGTATACGAATAGAGTAGAATACGGAGTCTACAAGGAAGTTATCCTCATAACCCGCCTTCTTATTAGGACCATAGGAGTCTCTTGAGAGCTTCTTATAAGACCTAGGGTACTGACCATTAGTCTTAACCCACGGATTAGCAGTGATGCCCAACATCTGCCTAGACTGGTTAAGCCACTGCTTGGCTGAGGCTCGCAGTTCACTAACAAGTTGTCGTGCCCTAGTCCTAACCTTCTCAACACCTATACGCTCAAAGCGCTTTATAAGGCGTTGCTCTAGGTGTCGTAGGTCTACATTAATCATTAGATGAATGCCTGAGCATTAGGTGAGTACTCAGCGTATAGAGCAGCTACTAGTGCCGGTGGTTTAAGCTTATAACTAGCTTTATTACCTGCGCTATCTGTAACCGAGTCTAGGATAAAGGTATTCTTCTTCTGGCTCTCTACAAGGAACTTAGCATGTAAGTATATTGCATACTGCAAGTCAAAATCTACTACAGTAGTATTGATAGTAACTGAAGTAGGCGCTATGGCAAATGCTGGGCTGACTTCTAAAGTTAAAGTAGTTAGTAGTGTATCAGCCGTACCACTCACGATAGTCGTATACTCTTGTCCGGACTGTACTAACATACCAATGTCTACATCCGTAGAATATGGAATAGTAAAGGTTGTTGTTGTAGCTAAGCTTGTAGTTGCGGTGTAGGCTGACTGTACGTCGATACCATAGATACGTCTAATATAAGCAAAGATACTTCTGAGTACAATACCGTAGGTATTCTCATCAATATCCTGCACCTCCATTGCCGCCTTAAAGTTGGCAAAATTAAAATAGTAATTTGGTGCCATCGTAGTCCTTATTTATTAGGAACTACTTTTGTTCCCACTTTAGGTTTCTCTTCAGCTTTAGCCTCAGCTTTAACTACTGGCTTCTCCTCAGCTTTAGCCTCAGCTTTAACTACTGGCTTCTCCTCTGCAACCTTTTCAATACACCCAAAGGCTTTCTCAAGGTAGTCTGCAACTTCAGCCCTCACCTCATATACACCGCCAGGTATTAGGTGGAGTCCTTTACTGATCATAGTGGTTGTTCCGATGAATTTAACTTTCATTATTGTCCTTTAGTTGTGATTTTATGTGAACTCTCAGCCATCGTAATGACCAGCTTTAAATTCTTTATGGCATCTATATAAACCCCATCGGTATGTACCACCACTATCCCTAGGGCGCATACCCAAATCTCTTATTAATTCCATAGTTCCTCCAAACTAAATATAAATTGCCTTAGCAGAACCTTGTGGAGGCAAGGCTCAATTAAAACAACCATATACTATACCATAACTTAGCTTATAAGTCAATAGCATAGTACATGTAATGTAAAAGTCTAAGGTTAGCCGAAGCTAGCCATTAGATTACTTAGCGATGTTAATAATTGCTACAGCCGTCTTTCGTGCAGAATCCACTGCGGTAGGGTTAGAATCGACCCTGTCAAATACACCATTGAATCCAATACGTGCACTACCGACGAAAAGTACGCTCTGCTTGCTGATGTCCTTGTCAGTTTCCATGAGTGTTGCCCCAGTAGAATAGAAGCGGAAGTAATCACGGTTAAGCAATACTGCAGATGTCTTAGTGTTGTTTCCGCTAACTGCGTCAATTACACCAGATGCATTAACAGATGCTGGGATGTCAGAAGACATAACAACAGGAATACCAAATACAGAGTCAACAGCAGCACCAAACAATGTTGCATTCCCAGCAGCTTTATCACGAGTCAAGAATGATGGAAGCATACGTAGTTTGTTGTATGAATTTTGAGTTACCAAAAGTACAACTTTACCAGCAGATACTTGCATATCATCAAGATACAATCCACCGAGCTCTTGAGCCTTAGAAATATCTTCTAGCCAGTCAGCCTCAGTCATTGCAGCTCCACCAGCGTCAACAGTACCTTTAGACAATGCAAGTTTACGAACACCTTTGAATGCTTTCAATGGGCTAGTAGCACCAACACCATTATCCATGTGAGTTGCAGTATCATCGCCGTTAACAACAGCAGCTTCAATAGCACGAGCAATTGAATCAATTACACCCATACGAACTTCTTCAGCAAGGTTAATCAATGAGTCATCAAGAGCTTCATATGATTTTTGTACACGAGCCATAATCTTCTTAACAAGATAGATCATAGTAGTGTAGCTCTCTGCAGAGTCAGTACCATCAGTAGCTTCAGAAACCATGTATGCAGTGATACCATTCAATGCGATTGAATCATATTGACCAGGTGCAACTTCTTTGTATGGGAACAATGCAGCAACTTTCAATTGAGCTTGGATATCACGCATCATAGTACCAGTGAAACCAGAAGGCAACAATTTAGCGATGTCAGAAGTTACACCGATTGCTTTGAAGCGTGCATCAAGCTCAGCAGATTCTTTAGCATTGATAGAGCCGCGAACAGCCTTGATGATATAACCAAGTTCCCCAAGACGCTCAGCGTCAGCACCAAACGATTTCAAAGACGTACCTGTAACAACAGCAGCAGGAGCCTCAACTTCAGTAGCAGCAGCTACAGCAACTACAGCTTTTTCATTAATCTCTGCTTGTACACTTTTTACAGCATCAGCAACAAGAGCTTTCAATTTAGACATTTTAATCCTTAGTTTTTAATTAATTAAATTATTGGCTGTTATGGTAGCCAACCAATGCTACTAAGCTGCCGGAGCAACCACAGTAGTCATTTCTTGAACAATTGCATCTACTACATGACTCTCAATTTTATCAACAATGTTAGAGAGTGCTTCGTACAGGCTTTCTAGTTGCTCATCGGATAGCTGGGCTACATCTATAGTAGCTAGTGCATCAATCCCAACCTTAATGTTATCTACAGGTTCTGGAGTTGCTTCTAGTTCCTCTTGAGGTGCGTCGCTTGGCTTATCATTAGCATCTACTGCCATATCTGCCTCACCTGAAGTAACCGTGGTGCCTTCTGCAGCTATTGAATCTTCAACAGGAGGCACGGGTTCAGGTTCAGGAGGATTTCGGATAGCTTCTAGCTCGTCATAGGCCTCAGGAGTCACTCCGAGTACAGCTTCTTTACTTTCTTCTTCTTTAACTTCTACATCCACGGTAATATCCTTTTGCTCCATCTCGAGCTTATGTTTTTTAAGTGCGCATGAGAAGCCATCGCAAGCTTCTTCATTCTCGACTTTAAGATCACTTTTTGCTAGTAATAGCATATTCTTATTAGTCCCATCCACTGACTTTAAGTTAGTCATACGGAATAGGGCTTCATGGTTTGAAGGTACTGCCACTAGAGAGATTTCAATAACCTCAGATCTAGCAATCTGTAAGTACTCTTCATCATCTTGCTCTACAAGGTCAAAACCTTTAACTAACATACCAACTGAGAAGGCTTTAATTACACCAGACTTGACTGAGTTATACACAAAGTTAGTCAAGGCATCATCTTTATACTTAAAGATTTTAGCTTTAATTAGCAATCCATCTTTATCATAGGTAGCTTCAAGCACTGAACCCACGGGCTTGTCCTGCTGATGGTTAAATAGAATTGGTAAAATACCATTCTTTAATCTGCGAAGATCCATACCCCATGTATTAACATTCTCTTGGTCGGCGTCAATTACAAGCTCTTGGCTATCTGCATATACCATTTTACTAGCATAACCAGATACTTCAATCCATTGCTCGTCGTTATTAACCATATCATTCTGGGTAAGGGCTTTGTGCTCAACTACAGATGTAATTGCAAAGCTCTTATCTATTCTCTGGGGTTTATCTAATTCAATCATTAACCCTCCTTATTAAGTTATTCACCGATGTTTCCTGCGCCACCGGTACTACCAGTAACTACATTCTCATTATCGGTACCACCAGCTGCACCATCAGGTGTATCACCCGCTAAGCCACTAGTATCAAATAGCTTTGCCATATCCACATCATAGTTCTGCAGACTTACTGGATATTGTCCTAGTAAATAGGCTGGTAAATAGTTCAAGTCTGCTGCAGCATCCGGTAATATAGGAAGCTCACACATCTCTCTAGCTTCATTAAAGCTAATGATACCTTGCTTAAGTAATCCCTGGGCTCTATCTGTCTTAACCTTAAGATCGTCTTTAAGAATCTCAACATCTTCAAAGTTAAGTTTTACTACAGCACCTTTAATCTTAAGAGTATTTCTAAAATATCTGGTAAATTGATACTCTACGGATCTAAAGACAGGCATCATTTGAATCTGAAAGAATAGGCGACAGGCTGTGACTACGGCTGCGTCATTTACATAACCTGAGAAATCACCATATAGATATGGAGGAAGGCCAAACTGCTCAATTAGCAATGTATTGATTGTCTTCAATGCTTCCATTATCTCACGCGGTGACTGCGCAGAGCTTACTTCTTTTACATCTACTTCCGTGTTAATAAACAAAGTCTTAGTTGCTGGTGTTTGTAGGAAGCTATCAAATGCTTCCTTTAATTGCCCAGCACTATCTTTACCCATAGGTTCCTTAGGGCTTATGATAGCGGACTTCTTACCACCTGCAGCATAATACTCATTAGACTGACGCATTATATTAGATTGTAGCAACAGCATATCATTCAATGCTTTGAGGCGGCTAACTGCGTACACTAAGTTACTAGAACTAATTCTAGGGGCGATGTATATAAGGTCTGTGGGCTTATAGATGACTTCTTGGCCACCCTCTGAGCTATAAACAAAACTATCAAAGAGGTTATTCTCTTTGGCATATATCTTAAATCGGCTAACATCATAGCTAAAGAAGTTTTTAAACTTAGTAGCTTTATTATCCTGAGTTAGGACAATGGCTGCGCCCTGGGTAAATATACTACCAAAGATCATACTCAATAGGTCATGCTCTGAGTCTTGGTCATTTGTATTATAAGTAAAGTCTACATTCTTAATCTTAAGAGGTTTTAACTTACCATTAGCCATTTCAGAGAAGGTTTCAATCTTAGCCATAGACGCAATGTTAGCAATAACTCTAACTGCTTTATCTAAGGCTTCTACAGACTGTACATAGTCATTGTAAGTTGAATCATACTCTGACTTAGCACCTTGTGAGTACGCTATATAGTCTTGCTTAGCTGTAGGATTCTTGGTTATAGCATTCTTAGTAAATAAATTTAATAGGCTCATGATACTGCCACCAATGGTACTGTCAATGTATCAAGCCCATCAATTACTAGGCTTAGACTTAAGGACTCTGCCCCAGTCCAATCTGTACTAGCGATAGTTGCGCTTAATGTAAACTCACCGTTACCTAGACTAGTTTCAGTAACTGCTGTAGGTAGCGCTACTTTATTCCTACCTGATACCTTTACTATAGTTGCTACCACTGCTATGGCATGCTGTAAGCCAAGGGTGTCAATAATGTATACCGGCAAAGTAAAGGCTGTATTGGGTGTGATTAAAGGATCTGATTGTTTTGTGAGGACCCATTTTGCTTTGTTAAAGAACTCCATAGTCCTCCTTTATAAATTATACTATTGTCATTCCTGCTAATTCTCTGCGGAAGTGTGTATAGATTGCATACCGCAACGCTGCTAGCATATCCCAGTGGCTTCCTTCTGGGTCCTTATTAAATGGGTCAGAAGAACTCTTGGCATCTTTATACGTTACCATCTTGATTTGACGTATAAGCTCTGTGAGATTACGATTAATATAAAGCTTAGGTTTCTTATCATACCCTTGCAATGCCATTAGGTCATTTATACATGCTAAGCCAGCAGCTACTTTATTATTAGCTCTGGAGATCTCATAGTCATACTGGGTGCGTAGATCAAGCATTGTCTGAGCAGCCGATGGATCACCATACCGCTCCAGCAATATACCTTTATTTCTAGTCTCCATATTCTTAAAAGCTTTTACATGATCCTTAGTCGGTCTGGCAGCTTCCTGATAGCCATCGTGTACATAAAAGTTCCCAGCATTATCTACATAGATTAAAATCATTGCAGTCGCATCCGAATGTCCCCAATCGTATCCTGCAATATAGGTAGCATTACTATCAAAGTATATATCAGAGGTATCATATAGATTATACTCACTACTGAAGGCATGAAACACACCCTGCCCAGTATCTAACCACTCAGCTAGTAGTTCTTGGCGATATACATGATCTGGTAATAATTCTTTCTGCTGATCTAAGTAAGCCTTAGGTAGTAATGGATTACAGGTGCTTGGACTATTAAAGCTACGCCAGTTACTGTGACTACCTTCTTTAAGGAATAGGCCATGAAAGACAGTACCTTTACCTCTAGGAGTGCCTAGGAATACCGCCTTAGCATATAACTGGCCAGACTCGCGTACTCCGTAGTCTAACATCATGGGGCCAAGGATCTCTTCAAATATACTTTTGAGGTCTTGGATTGATTGGGACTCATCAACAATCAATAGGCTTAGGCGTGAACCCAAGGCAGACTCATAGTTTGTTTGAGTAACCGATGTAAATCTAGCACCATTCTCAAGTTCGATAGTAAACTGATTTTTATTGATAGACTTTACAGGTAGCTGCAAACCCTGTACATGCTTAAGAACTTCTTTAAACATAATGTCGGAGTTCTTGTAGCTTGGGGTCAATAGTATTGTATTACTAAAAGGAATAAGCAATTCTCTTAGTGCTATCATAGCAGTTGAGAAGCTTTTACCTGAACGACGGCCTAGTACGATAACGTAGTGGTTTATCTCATGGTTGCTATCGAATACCTCAACAATTGGCCTCTGACCATCATGAGGAGTAGCTTTTACTAAGTCCCATACTTTACTGAGCTTAACTTTATCGCTAACCTGTTGATACGTCCTAATCTCGTCATTAACTATCATTGAAAACCTTTTAACTACATAGGAGAACCATTACTGACGCATTACGTACTCGTCTTGTCCTTTTATTAAGAAGTTGGAGTAACTCCCATACCACTTGTTCATCCTATGCACTTAGAAAACCTATTTACTAGTATATTGTGGGGTTGTACAAAAAATAAAGGCTTTTGCTAACTATTTCTTATATAGAGCTTAGGTTTTATGACTATATAGTATCTTCTATTGACATTTAAGGTCTTTTATGCTATAGTGTTATTGTTTATGTCCTGGAGTCCCCAGGCAAACTGAATATAATCTCTCAGAGAGCCCAGAAGGCTTTATACGTACAAAAGCAAGTTAGGATACCCCTAAGGGATTATCGTGGCTTCTAGGTACCTTAAAATGACGCACAGGAGCATCTAATGATTACAAAACAAAATACAGAACGAGTACGGGTATGTTACGCCTCAGGTTGCTACTCTAAATATAACCTTTGGGATAGCTATAGGCATGAACTCTTACCGACAGAAGTTGATAGTATCTTAAACTATGAGACATACCCAGAGGTTAGAGAAGACTTACATCAAGCAATACTAGACCTAGACCATTCAGTAACTAAATATAATGAATACCTCGTGAGTCTCCGCCATGAACAACAACAAGCAGAGTATATGGAACGCCGAGGAAAGCAGTATCCATATGAAGAAAATAAAAGACAACTAGATGCATTGCTAGAAACAGAGCTAAAAGGCTTTAAAGTGGAGGCCCTAAAAAGGGCACTTTGAAGTCTAAGAAAGAGAAAATAGTTAGCAAATCGTCTTTTTTGCTATACAACCCCACAATATATAGCTGAAGGCCAAGGAAAGTACAGGTATACTATAGGAAGAAATTTCCTAGAAGATTATCTTATAGCTCATACTGCATATACAACCAGCCGCAACTATTGGCATACCAAAATCATCTAAAATACAGTAAATAAACCAGTCAAATTAAACGGGGCGAAATGAAAAAACTCACTATTATAAATCCCAGTAGCAGATCCATAGTACTAAGTGATGTGTCAAGAGCTAAAGCAGCAGAGTGGCTTGGCGTTACACCATCGGCTATCAATAACACCCGTAGTGGTATGATACAGGGCTACTTGCTCCTAGATATGTCCTTTCCTCATTGGGCTATTGGGTATAAGCTATCTGCTAAGGAGCAGGATCTATTAGGCCTAGCGCAGGTGGTTACACCTCAGATAGCCAGACAATGCACCGGCTGTGGTAGCACCCATGGCCTATTGGATAAATATGAGCTCTGTACTGTATGCCTAGGCTTAGCCGTGAATACATTGGGAACCATACGGCCCTCTAGAATGCCCATAGCAGTCACTGATGGCATAGATCAATGGCCTAGTATTAAGGCAGCCGCCTTGGCTACTGGACGTAAACCGAGTACTGCAGCCTCAGCGATCTATAAATGCGCTATTGGTAAGACCAAGTCATACCTTGGAAAGCAATGGACAATACTACCTAAAGGAAACATATGAGTTATAAAGCCAGAGACTTCCTCCTGGAACTAGACCAACCACCAGAGCCAATAGCCCTACCAGAACTGGACACTATAGAAGAGACTAAGAGTCTACAGGTATTTAAGCCACTGGAACGTCAAGTAATAGAACTGGCCTTAGATGCCCTAAGTCCTGATACCATAGCCCTTAGGACTGCCTTGCCAGTATCAGTAGTCAGAGCTATCCTGGCTCGTAAGGATGTTAAAGAGCATTTGGAATTCCTATCCACAGAACTAAATGCTGCTGAGGTCATACGACTAAAGTCCCTATATGGGAAAGTCCTGGATGCTAGGATTGAAGAGGCTGATGGAGACCTTAGCAAACTCTCTAAGAGAGATACACTAGACATCATGAAAGCCTACCAGGAATTGTTAGTGGCGGAGCGTAAGGCTCAGAAGCCAGAGCAGGAACAGAATGTATTCATAAATATATTAAACCAAGTCATGGGAGATTAAATGACACTACCACTATACACATACGCAGATACTACACTGACTCTATGGCTACCTAGGCATGCTAGATTCAGCCTAGAGCCGGAGCTATCGTACTACAGAGACGATCCGCAAGGGCAGGCCTTTAGAGGGGCTAGATACGTAATAGAACAGGCACCGCCTCAGGTATGCCTTACCATCCTAGACCAGACCTATAGGTTAGTCAATGCAGGATCTTAGAATTAAACCATGGGGGCAGGTACCAGATTACGCCCCGGATGACATACAGCTAGCACTGCAAGGCTATGGCCCTAAGGAATTCCAGGAAGAGGTGCAGGCCTTTGTAGGTAAGTATGGACAACAGCTTACAGCCTCGGCTCTATGCCGAATCTTGGGCCTTGACTATAGCCAGTTGCCGGAGCGATCCTATGGGCAGTATTCAACACAAGCCATAGTAGTCCTTAGACCTCAGGCAGACCTAATGGCTGATATAGCTAAATTCCAGGCTGGGGTAATCTAATGGCCAGGGGTAGACATGCCGCCGTGCCTAGGAGCCCATTATACAGCCCACTGACAGAGTTCATCAGAGGGCCTAGGGAATTGCCTGAGCATCAGGCTTATAACCAATATCAGCAGGACTATCCCTTGACTATCTCTCAGGCTGCTGAGTATATCCATTGCTCCCTATGTAATGATACAGTGGCTGTGATACGGCATCAGCCCAGGACTCCTTTACAGTTCTCAACGTACCACCCACAGCCGCCACGATCCTGCCGGTGCAAGAACCTACATGCCATGGTTGACCATAGGGGGATGCCTAGGATATACACAGACCATCCCGAGACTATCAGCTTCAGGGTACCATTTAAGACTCAAGGCCATTGGCTAGGTCATAATAACCTTCTGGACTACCCACAGCTTCCTATTAGCCAACTACTACTGGATGGTCCTAAGCCGCAGAGATCCCATGAGCCACCTAAGCTAGACCCATTGCTGCTCTATACAGATACCTTAGAAATTATTAACTACGATGACCTAAGGTTACCTCCTGTGGGGTTCAGCCGTAAGCTAACGCCTCAGGAGCGTTATTGCTTCTATAGACAGTATGCCTTAGCCTATAAGATCATTATAAGGACTCCTAAGATGGTCTACTATCCCAATGGCTTGACCCTGCACCCCAGCAAGCCTAGGCCCGCCAATATCATGACTTGCACATACCTTAACATTGAAATAAATATGCTTCATCTCCACCACAGACGTGGCAATCCTACGGTCACCTCAGGCTATCCCTATAATGTAGCTAGTCCTAGCCTTAACCACTACATCCACCGCCGTAACCATTGGATGCAGAGGTACTATGCAGCTTATAAGCTTAACCCACAGGCTGCCATAAGGAGTCTGGAGCATCTACATATAATCCGCATAGATCATAATGAATCTATCATTCCTCCAATCCCCATTAAAATACTAATAGCCTCCGATAAACTCACCCTCCGCAGTAATCCCCCTAAGTACTCAGGTCCTGGCCGACCCAAGCGCCAAGGCTGAGCCCTTGGCTCCCACCCCACTACACCTCCCAAGGCACTTTCAAAAATAATCCCCCAAATTTCTACGGGCCCCTCTAGTATACCATAAGTAACCTTAAAGAATAACCACCCCCCGCCTATGCTACAAAAAGAATTGCATTAAGTGTAACCTATTGTAACACTCACAAAGTTTAACCAATAGTAACAGCTATAAGCTATTCTTATTTATTCTGTAAGCTATTGTTATAATACCATAAGTCACTAAAAAGCCATATAATACGCTATACGCCTTGATAGTGTCATTTAATAGCATAGCATTAGACACTTATAGCGTGTCTATAACCACTCTTAAAACGTCCCAAAACTAATTTTATTTTTTAAGCTTAGAGGCTATGATATAACATTTTCTTATACTTTATTAAGTAGTGCTATAAGTTTTTATTATAAGCCATACTCTTAAAGGGGTGATGAGGGGTGATGAGGGGTGATGAGGGGTGATGAGGGGTGATGAGGGGTGATGAGGGGTGATGAGGGGTGAATATTTTCTAACATTCCTTAACAATATACAACGGGGCACGCTCTTAGTTACTCTCTAAGCCATACCTTTAAAAATCGTTTACGACGTTATAGTGTGTATTTTATACGGGAAACTGTATACTCTAGCCTATAAATATTGCATTTTGTCATATTTTTAATTGTAGTATTGCATTTTGTCATATAATAGACACTTAATATGACAAAATGCAATATTGTACTAAAAAAGTGCCTTAAATGTATTTTGCTATTGACTTATATCTAAAATAAGAATATAATACGCTTCAATTCATATTACTAAGGGGATACATTGAAAAACATCAAAGAGGTACTGATACATTTAGACGCTCATCGGGTACAACTATATAACCGCTACACTACTACTAAAACATTATACGATACATACAAAGAGGAAAATAATAGTGATATGATGTTAGTGTGTGAGTATCAAGGTTATTTTGATTTATACACCGAAGTTACAAAAATTATTTGTGACATTTTAGACGTTGAGTTTTGTTTTTACGTTTCAGAAACTAAAGAATTTTTAGAGGTGGTAAAATGAAAAAATTAAAAGCATTATACGAGCTAAAACTCGCAGTATACAAACGCCTATACATTGAAGCGGATAATAAGCTTTTTGAAGCGGTTACTAACCGAGAGGACGTACAAAGCCTTAACGTCAAATATTTAGTTAGACAAAGTGCAAAATTATTAGGCAATATCGAAATAATAGAGGAAATTTTGGAAGATATTAAGCTAGAATTAATTTAAGAGGTTGTATACTACCTCTTAACTTTTATATAGTCCCCTTTGGGGGATTATTAGAGGTTTATTTATTTAGTTGCTCCAAGAGCTTACACAATCCGAACATTGAAAAAAGGGGATAAAATGAAAAATGAATTACAAGCGGTGATTAACGAAAACGAGTCCACAACTGCATTAAAAGCGGTTACGACCAATATCGAAAAAACAATCAAGAGTATTGACGATAATACAGTGATTAAAAAAGTAGCAACCGCCAATATTAAAATAGAAAAAGAAAATGTTTTGCATTACGTCAAAACACTATTGGAAACGCCAACGGCACAAATAGAGTTAGATAACCCCTTGTTTGCGGGTACTAATATCCTATATTTATACCTACAATCTAAATTGGCGCACGTCGAAATTAATGACAAATCCACCGAAAAAGTCATAAATCTGATTTTGTGGACAGTTAAGAATACAGGGATTAACCCATTGACATTAATCAACGGTTACAAGGAACTTGAAGTGCTCAAAAAGTATTTTGCTAACCTTGCGATAATTGAAGGAATGACTCGTGAAAATGTCCAAAGCCAACTAAACTACATTATCCGTTTTGAGTCACTGATTAATAACTATTTATTAGGGGAAAAATCAGAATATCCAACGCCTTCAAAAATGCGAAAGTCTGAAGCCTTAAAGCCATTATGGACGGCTTTAAGAGGGGAAGGACTAAAACTCAAAGATTTTGATTATCCTTCAATTGTAGAATGGTTGAATGTATGGGATACCGAAAAAGCACTTTAAGGTACTATAATACCCACTTTGTAGTGGGTATGTTAGTGTCTTAGAGCACGTACCGTATGAAAAAGCGGTTAGTCATATTTGATTTGATGGTGGATAACATTAGTAAAATAGTGCCACTTTATAGCGTAAGATAGTATCAAAACACTATTATAAATCAATCCAATGTTAAAAAACGACGTTTACGGCTATGCTACGGCTATGCTACGGCTATGCTACGGCTATGCTACGGCTATGCTACGGCTATGCTACGGCTATGC